CTCCTCAGATGAGCGTGTTCATGGTGCAGTATCCGTTCAACGCCGCCAACGGTCCTCCGATTGAGCATTCGAGCAACTCTGCCTTGTTTCCCGGTTTCCTGGTGGAATCGGGGATCAGCAACTTCCTGATCCGCACATCCATCCCCCCACCAGTGGGTCTGGCCTTTACACAGTCCGGAACGACCTTAGTGGCGAACTGGACAGCGTATTCGGGGGCCGTTAACTACACCTACACCGTGTACTCCAACTCAATTTACGCGACACCGGGAACCGCGGTAGCAGGAGCAACAGGAAGCGTCGGAACCAACACCTTCACATTCTCTTCTCCCGTGTCAGGAACCTATTACTATTTCACCCTGAACGTCACGACATCCGTGGGAACTTCGCAGTTGGCGTCAAGTGGGATTGTGCAGTATGTTACATTTCTCGCCCCAACGGTTACCACATTCTCATACACAGGGGCGAATCAAACTCTCACTCCTACAAGCACCCCGATTACTGTATACATGTGGGGCGGTGGTGGTGGTGGGCAGACCCTCAATTCAACGTATGGCGGTGCTGGTGCATATCTGACTGGAACACTTTCGGTGACGCCCGGCGTTACACTTACCGTTATAACTGCGGGCGGTGGTGTTGATTCGGCGGCGGGAGGCTTGCAAGCGGGTGGGTTTGGTGGTGGTGGTGACGGAAACACCGTCGGCGGAGGAACTTACACGGGCGGTAGCGGCGGTGGTCGGTCTGCGATTCAAGTAGGCGGTGTAGAACTTGTAGATGTTGGAGGTGGAGGTGGAGGTGGATATCTGAACTCAAGTTTGGGCGGAGGTTGTGCAAACTATTCGCCAACTCTGGCGATCGGTTCATACGCAGCAGGAGCAGGAGCATCGGGAGCTGGTGGGTCAACATCTACAGTAAATGCAACAGGTGGAACTCAAACGAGTGGCGGTACCCGAGGAACGGGTGAATATGGAAACGGTTCAAATGGCGGTTACTTGTTTGGCGGTGCCGGCTTCGGCTACGGTGGTGGTGGTGGTGGTGGTTACTATGGCGGCGGCGGCGGTGCATTAATAAGTGGTATGGGAGGTGCAGGTGGAGGTGGGTCGTCTTATACAACAAATCCCAACTTCACATTGATTGGAGGTTCAAATTCTCCTAACTCATTGTATTCGCCACCTGGAACAGGCGTCGCTGGTTACGTTACAGGTGTAGCCGCCGGAGGTAGTAATGGTCCAGGCGGAAACGGTCTGATCATCGTTTCAGTTCCTCAAACGCCCGGAACTCCAATCAACCCAACCCTCTCCATCGCCACGGGAACCGGCACATTGTCGTGGACAGCTTCGGGTGCCACCAGCTACCTCTGGACGCTCTACAACAACGGATCCAACATGTCCACCTACACGGGAACCCTGGTGGTAGGATCCAACGGAACCACGACGGCACCCACTGTATCCACGACCGTCTCGGGGCTGGTGTTGGGCAGCAACTACTACTACACAGTGTCGGCCTCCAACGCGTCGGGTGTGTCGCCGGTTGCCGCATCGCCTATCGTGAAATACCTCCCGAACCCCTACAACTTGACGTTGGCGGTCACGAGTTCCAACGCAACCCTGAATTGGTTGGCGACAGGAACCAGCCCGACGTTCACATACACCCTGTTTCAGACCACAGCCTTGTCCAGCGGCGGCTCCTTGACGACGGTGTCGGGCCCGACAACCACTGGATCGTCCAACGCGACCGTGACGTTCACATCGGTGAATAGCAACTACTACTATTACACCATCAACGCGACCACCCCCGACTTCGGCGGCGTGTCTCCAACGTATACGAGCCCTGTTGTGCAGTATCTCGCCTCGTCTTCCCCAACAATCACAAACTATACAAACACCACAACTGTATCTGGAACACCCTATTATTACTTCAAGACAGTTGGGACTACGTCAACAACAATTACGAATACGGGCGGAACCACGATCAGTGCATTTATTCTTGCTGGAGGTGGTGGTGGAAACGGAGGAAACAGTGGAGGTGGTGGGGCAGGTGGCTTAGTTCAATCTAATATAATTCTAACAACTGGAAACTACTCTATTTATGTTGGAGCAGGTGGGATAAATACATCCAGTGGTTCAAATTCTGTTCTTTCAAATGTTACGACATCCACAACTCTGATAACAGCACTAGGTGGTGGAGTGGGTGGTCGGGGTGGTGTAATTGGACAAGATGGTGGTTGTGGTGGTGGTGGTGCGGGTGGTGGTGCTAATGCAACCGCAGGTGGATCTGGATCACAAGGCTATTCAGGTGGTGCTGGTTTTAATGATAGCGGTGGTCATGGTGGAGCAGGAGGCGGAGGAGGTGTAGGAGGTGTAGGAGGCGCTGGTAGTAACTTTGCAGCCGGAAATGGCGGTATAGGAATAACATACTCAGACGGTATTCAATACGGCGGCGGCGGTGGTGGCTCTACAGACAGTGTATCTGGTGGAATTGGAACCTATGGAGGTGGAAATGGTGGAAGATGGCCAGCCGGTGGTTCAAATGCTAGTGTAAATACCGGAGGTGGTGGCGGTGGTGGTTGGGATAGTGCAACAGGTGGAGCAGGTGGCTCAGGTATCATCGTTCTTTCTTACGCTCTTCCACCCTCCTCCCCAACCAACCCAGCACTCGCAATCGTATCTGGAACCGCAACCATGACCTGGACGACCGCAGCGGGAGCCACCAGCAATGCATGGATTCTCTACCGGTCGTCGAGCTCTAACTACGCGGGAACGTCCAATGCTTCGGGAGCCACTGCGGGAGGGACGGCCACTGCGACTGCAACCGGACTGACCACGGGCTATTATTGGTATTTCGCGGTTACGACATCCAACTCACCCAGCGCCATCTCGGCAGCAGCCGTAAGCAGTATTGTGTCCTACTAAATAACAATGGCGACCAGTGTGGGGTCAACGAACTTAACAACTGCTTCGGCATGGCAGTTGTTGGAAGCCATCAATCCAGACCCATCGCAATCGTCATCGATGGCGGTGTATCTGAACGGTACTCTCCAATCATCCGGTGTTATCCAGGCGGGTACAACACCGGTGACCGCTCCCCTGTTTATCAACGGACAAGGGGGTACGTCCACTAACTCCTTTCAATCGTATGTGGCGGAAATCCTGGTCTTCAACACGGGCTTGTCGCAGTCCAACCGATACTTGGTGGAGGGATATCTTGCATGGAAGTGGGGCATTCAGTCTTTGTTGCCCAACACGCATCCGTACTACGAAGCCACACCGTCGGCTGGCGTGACGTCCGCAGGCGACCTGACCGTCGATACAGCGGGCAATATCCAAGTCGCCCCGAACGCCAACTTCCGCATTCTGGGTCCAACGGAATGGCGAACGAACATGACCACTGTGTCAGACACTTCGCTCACGATTCCGACACCGACGGTCGAGTTGCCGGCCACCAACTCGGCGGGTCTGTATACGATCACCAACACCGGATTCAATGCCTTGACGTTGCCCACGTACACGTCTGCGTCGCCCGGTTTGTTCTGGACATTAGCCAACGCCACCACTTCCAACCTGAGCATTGGTGTGACGTATACGTCGGGCTCGGGTCTGGGCTCCACAATACAAATCGCACCTCTCAGTTCAGTGAGAATTTACTGGAACGGAACTGCCTTCACATCAATCAGCGATCAGGGACCCACAGGTCCTACAGGCATGACGGGTGCCGCCTCCACAGTCACGGGTCCTACGGGGTTCACTGGTCCACTGGGACCCACGGGACCGGCGGCGGCGGGAGGCGGAGGAGTCAGCATCGCGGGTTATACTGGTTATGGAAGCATAGTCACCGTAGGCACGGGTGGAACTGGATTGTTTGGAAACTCCAACGCATCATTTGATGGATCTCGTCTGAACGTGACGGGAATACTGAATACGAACGGAAATCTGGTTGCTACAGGCATTGGAGGTCTTAGGGCGATACCTGCGTCAACTGGAAACTGGACGTTCGTTGCTCCGTTAAGGCGGGTGCCTTCTTCACTGCTAACATGGGCGACGTCATCGCCTGGATTCATTGCTGAGATCGACTACTCCAACGGAACGGTTACCCAGCGTGCAACCTCGCAAAACTGGAGCTGTGTTGCAACTGGTAACATCAGTAACGTAATGGCAACCGTCAACGGCGGTCAAATTTGGCTTTCGCCAACAGGCACAACATGGGCGGCGACATCGTCAATTACGGCAAATTGGTCTGGTATCGTCGGCGGATTCAATTTCGAAAGTCTTACGTTTGTAGCCTGTATTAACGGCGGCCGCATTTACTTTACAACGAATGCAGGCACCACGTGGGCGTTGACGAACGCACCCACCGCGGCATGGTCTGCAATAACAGGCTATACTACAACATATTATGCGTGTGCTGGAGGAACTGTGTATTGGACAACCGGTACTCTATCAACGAGCTCGTGGAATATTGTAAGTAACATTCCCGCCGGCCTGACGTTTACAAGTATTGGTGCAGATGATCAAGGAATTATCATTTCAGCATCGTCAAAGGCTGTTTACTGGGTTAGGACAGTCACCGGTGCAGCAGTGTGGACCTTGCTACCCTTTAGTGGAACGGCAGTGAGCGACAATGTTCGGCCGTTATTTATCGCCAACCCCGGTGGCTTCATTTGGGAGTTGCCAGCACCAGGCACCGGCACTCCTGCGAACATCAGCAATGCCGCCGCATGGTCGCAGTCCGCTATCACTGATAACTGGATCAGTGTTCAGGGTTGGTCCTACAATACGGCTTCCTACAATAACAACTACACCCGGATGGTCGCCGCAACGAGCGGCGGCCCCATCTATTACTCCTTTGGTAACCCGCTCACTGTGACATCTGAAAACAACGTGGGAATTACTGCGGGAGATGCAGTAAGAATCGTCTCTGCGAACGCACTGACATTGTCTAATCAAAATTTTGGAGGCATCATTCTCCAAACCCCTACAACCACTGGAGTTGGCATCAATACCACAACCCCTGCAACAGCTCTCGATGTGAATGGCGGTATCACCATTCGCAACGGCTATCGTCCTTTGTATTCCAACGTGGCAAGTGGCACGTCTCTCACAGTCGCAGCCAACGCCTATGGAATGCATTTCAATATCACGACTACAGCTTTGAGTGCCATTACTCTGCCAACCATTGTGTGGGCTACAGATTCCAACGCGTATTGGGTGTTCCGTAACAACACCAGCAGCTACTTGCCTATCACCTTCACCTACACGGGAACGTATACCACAGCACCGGCCAATCCGGTCGTAATCCCTCCAGCCAACTCCGTGACCATGCTGATGAGCTTCCCGGGCGGCACTACGTCCAACTATGTTTTGTTCTGAGGATACAATGGCAGAGATCTTGGGGCTGTCCAAGAGCATCTTCGGGTTCAATCCAGTGAGTGCGATTCCTGGATGCACTATTTGGCTGGATGGGGCGGACGATAGTACAAAGACCCTCTCGGGAACCACGGTAACTGCTTGGAGGGACAAGGCGAGTAGCTATTCGTTTACTGCCGCAACCGTTGCATCACAGGGTGGTATTACCGTAACTGGACCCTCAAATGTAGCCACGGGTGGGGTGTTCTTCACGAATGCATCGTCAACCGTTGGCAACGGCGAACAGGCCCTCGGTATCTTCAGTTCATTGACTAACGCAAATCCACTTTTTAGAGTTCCCACACAAGGTGGAACACTCATCGTTGCATCATCTCCAACTCTGAACACTGGATTCCGCATGATGGCATACTTATTTTCCCCACAGATTGGTGCATCCTTTCTGCCGAATATGGCTCTCGACTTGGAGTCGGGTGCTACCCTGGGAAATGTCATAGCATTAGACTACAACGGAACTGCGTGGGCTCAATATTTCCAGCCGACATCACAGTCGTCAACGCTTGCTCCTCGCATAGACATTGCTGTTTCGGCACCCGGAGCTGCTGCAGGATTCTGGACAAATGGGACTAGCCTTGGTGGAACGGCTACCTACACGAGTCCGTATTCGAATTATCCAATTAGTGCCTTCTACATAGGTGGATATACGAGTACAGTAGGTGGAAACAAGAACTACAACGGAACCATCTACGAAGTTCTGTTCTATAGCAACGCATTAACGGTAGCCCAGAGACAAGCCGTGGAAGGATACTTGGCGAATAAATGGGGAACTCTATCCAGTCTCCCGGCTACTCATCCTTTCAAGATTATTCGCCCCTTCTCGCGGTACTTTGCTCCCGTGGACATTCCTGGTTGCACGTTGTGGATGGACGGAGGCGATAACTCCACCATGAACTCCACGACTGCAGTGACGATCTGGCGGGACAAGTCTGGATCCGGAAACAATATGGCGGGAACGGGCACCTGGTCGGGTAGTAATATGGTGTTTAACGGCACGACCAATGCGTTCTCAAATACGGCGTATGTGTTTCCCAACACCGCATATTCTTTGTTCGCAGTGTATTCGAACACAGTGGCTCCTGCGGCTGCTGCCTATATGAACGTCATGTACGGCAGTAACGGATTCCCGATGTTGGGCACGTTTGGTTCAAACAGAGATGTGTCGGCTCGATCGGCGGTGGCGAATACGGGAGCCTTGCTGAGCACCGCTCCGTTGGGATGGGCTGCTCGGATTGCCAGCACAACTACGAGTTTCGATCGCGGAAACGCAATCGCAACCGATCCGTCAGGCAACGTGCTTGTTACCGGAAACTACGGTGCGGCAGTGACCATTTATAACCAAGGTGCAGCTGGAACAGCCTCCCTTATACTTCCCTACACAGGTGGCACTGACGTTTTCGTTGCTAAATACACGCCAACCGGAGCTGTGTCATGGGCAGCTCGGATTGCTGGAACGACCACAGGTGCCGACTCCGGTAATGCAATCGCAACCGACCCGTCAGGAAACGTGCTTGTCGCCGGATATTACAGTTCGGCAGTGACGATTTATAACCAAGGTTCGAATGGAACAGGTGCCGTTACGCTTCCATTTATAAGTGGACAACACTGTTTCATTGCGAAATACTTACCAAATGGAGCTGTGTCATGGGCAGCTCGGATTGCCAGTTCGGCGTTCGATGAAGGACTCGGAATCGCGACAGACCTCTCGGGAAATGTGCTTGTCACTGGGCGATACGGTGCTGCACTGACGATATACAACCAAGGTTCGAATGGAACAAGCGGTGCCACCCTTCCATTCATAGGTGGCAGTGACGTTTTCGTCGCCAAATACTTATCAGATGGAACAGTGTCGTGGGCGGCTCGGATTGCGGGTACGGGTATTGATCAAGGACTCGGAATCGCTACAGACGCCTCCGGAAATGTACTTGTTACCGGATTCTACGGTGCGGCAGTGACGATTTCTAACCAAGGTTCGAATGGAACGGGTGTCGTTACTCTTCCATACATAGGTGGAAATGATTGCTTCGTTGCTAAATATACGTCAGCGGGAGTCGTATCATGGGGTGCTCGGATTGCTGGCATAACCACGAGTGGTGACGTCGGAAACGCAATCGCCGCCGATCCATCAGGTAACGTGCTTGTCGCGGGATACTACGGCAATACAGTGACTATTTATAATCAAGGTTCGAATGGAACGGGTGCCGTTACGCTTCCATCCATAGGTGGCAATGACGTTTTCGTTGCCAAATACTTACCAAATGGAGCCGTGTCGTGGGCAGCTCGGATTGCGGGCACAACCACGAGTGGTGACATCGGATACGCAATCGCAACCGATCCGTCAGGCAACGTGCTTGTTACCGGATCCTTCGTTTTCGGAGCCACGGTGTACAACCAAGGTTCGAATGGAACAGCCGCCGTTACGCTTACATCCACAAGTACCCAGGACTGTTTCGTCGCTAAATACACGCCGGCCGGAGCTGTGGTGTGGGCTGCTCGGATGTCCAGCGGAGGTTCCGACGTCGGACGGGGGATAGCCACCGATTTATTAGGGAACGTGTTTGTCACTGGAGATTACGGTGCTACGTTGACAGTCTATAACCAAGGTTCTAATGGAACAGCCGCCATTACGCTTCCGTATGTAGCTAACACTGACGTTTTCGTCGTTAAATACAACCCCGACGGATTCATTGCCAACATCCCAGTCCCAGCCAACTCCAACGTCCTTGTCGACGCAACTTACCTTCCATCCACGATGTCACCCTTTATCAACGGATTTACGACCAACACGCTCGTAGCCACCACCGAAGCCACCACCGGAATTTTCCTAGGTGGCCCTTCCAACTACTTCAACGGATCCTTGTCCGAGCTGATTATTTACAGCAGAACGTTAACGTCCGGCCAGCGTGAGCAAGTGGAAGGATACTTGTTGCAGAAATGGGGGTTGCGTTCGCAGATAGTGTCTACACAGCCGTATTTGACCCTTCCGCCTTCCACGAGTACACTCTTTCTGCCAACGAACATTACCGGATGCACGTTGTGGTTGAACGCTGCTGATTCAACTACAACGACAAGTATATCGTCGGGTGTCTGGGCAGACAGGAGTGGAAATGCTCGCGATACGACGTCCAACGCGGGCAGCAGTGCATTCAGTTTGGGAGCAATTAACGGAGTATCAGCAGTACAGTTCCCTGTGACTGCTGGCATCAGCTGTTTACATACATCTTTATCCACCGCACTTCCATCTCCTGGATTGAGCTTGTTTTTTGTGGCAAGAACCACTTCCAACGCATCGGGTGGAACGCGTTTTTTTAGCACATTGGCAGCTGGAAACTTTCAAGTTCAGTCTGAACCAGGGGCACTTCCGACACAGATATTTGCATACACACCTGCTTCAGGAGAATCGCCCTCAAGTTCATCCCTCGTTATCTCCAATGCAGTGCCATTTGTCTATTCAATTGTTATCGGTTCAACCTTTACGACGCGTCTGAACGGTGTAGCTAACACGTTCAGTCCACTTTCTACAGGATCGCACTCTTCCACGCGACTGACAATTGGAAACTTAGGATACGCTACGTCGGGTGCGAACTCACCTGCCGCGAGTAATGCCTTCACGGGGTTGATGGGCGAAGTTATCATGTACAACGTGCCTCTCACAACTATTCAGCACCAATCAGTCGAGGGGTACCTTGCCTGGAAGTGGGGAACACAAGCACTCTTGCCAACGACTCACGCGTTCCATAAATTTCCCCCCGGCGGCGCGACGTATTAGAGGCACCTACGCCTTGCTCACACGCTCCCTACGGTCGCTCCCGCCACCCTCGCTCAAGCTCGGCTGACATGAATCCTCAGCACATTCCCCTCAAAGGAGTACGACACAACGATGCCCGTCAGCAGAGACTGGATCTTCGTGATCACCTGACTGATGTCCGTTCCCAGCAGATACCACGCATACGCCACCACATCACGCGTCACACCGTCCGAGCACACACTCGGCGGCGTGAAAGTGAACGACTGCACCACATAGATCGCAGGGAAGCCCGCAGCCGCCCACGCAAACATCTGGGGACGGTAACCCTCGCGTGTGGGGTGAAGGAGGGGAGCCAGGGTCGCACGTTCAGCTGCCTCCTGTGCTACAATGACCGCGTGGGATGCCATGAGTTCCTCCATCGTGGCAATCGAAGGAGGCTCCTGCTCCGGTGCAGGCTCAGTGGGTCCCGTGGGTCCAGTTGACTCAGACGTCTCGGGTGTGGGCTCAGTGGTTCCCGTGGGTCCGGTAGACTCAGTTGACTCGGGTGCAGGCTCCGTGGTTCCCGTGGGTCCGGTAGACTCAGTTGACTCGGGTGCAGGCTCAGTGGGTCCCGTGGGTCCAGTTGACTCCGGTACAGGCTCCGTGGGGCCCGTGGTTCCCGTGGGTCCAGTTGACTCCGGTGCGGGCTCAGTCGGTGCGGGCTCGGTCGGTGCGGGCTCAGTCGGTGCGGGCTCAGTCGGTGCAGTATCGCTCATTTACTAGTATATAGAGATAAGGAATGTCGACCGGCCCGCAAGGTATTCAGGGATTTCAAGGTCCGAAGGGAGACCAGGGCATTGCAGGTGTGGCTGGAGCCACAGGACTTCAGGGACCGCAGGGAATCCAGGGATTGGTTGGACTGCAGGGCAATCAGGGTATTCCGGGCAGTCAGGGTCTACGGGGATTCCAGGGACCCACGGGATATACCGGGTCATCGGGAGTTACGGGACCTGGGGGGCAAACGGGTGCTGCTGGTCCACCGGGCAGTTGGAGCGTGACGACCCAGGGTATTCCGTTGGATGCCGGAAGCCCGACCACCGTCTTCACAAACAAACCTTACCCCACATTTGACTGTGGCGGTGTCACGGGGCCGGTGGACACGTCCTTCATGGCTACGATGCTGTATACGGCGTTCATGGATCCATGGGTCACTGAATGAATTCTATACGATATACAATGCCGCTCTTTCAACTTCAGCACCGCAGAGGCACTGCAGCTCAGTGGGCCTCTGTCGGGACGACGTTGGTGCTGGCGAGCGGTGAGCTGGCCATTGAGACCGATACGAATCTGTTCAAGCTGGGTGACGGTGTGACGGTTTGGAACTCGCTGCCCTACGGCGGCATCCAGGGTGTCACGGGTCCTACGGGCAACACGGGACCCACTGGCTGGACAGGACCCACAGGTAACACGGGTCCGACAGGTAACACGGGTCCGACAGGAAACACGGGACCCACTGGACCCACAGGCCCCGATGGAAAGAGTGTGCCGATCGTCGGCCCTACAGGATACGGTAACGTGCTCACGGTCAACACGGGCGGAACGGGGGTCTACGGTAACTCCAACATGAACTTCAACGGATCCACTCTCAGTTTGGGGGCGAGCTTCAACATGAACACGAATCCCATCAGCAACGTGCTGTCAGAGACCTTTTCCTCCTTCGGTCCGTGGACACCGACGTTGATTTCCGGGCTGTCGTTCTGGTTTGACGCAACGAATACGAGCAACCTGACCTTGTCGGGCAGTAACGTGACTCGGTGGGCGGCTCGGTTTGGCGGATCTAACTTCACGAGCAACGGATTCTACCCGAGCAACGCTTCAGCACCCACCTATTCTGCGACTGCACTCAGCACTGGATACCCTGGCGTGACCGCGGTCGGAACCGGTGCTTGGGGAATGGAAGCGTCTGCTCCTACGTCAAACTATCTTACCGCGTCTGGATTTGCCTTCTTCTGGGTTTGTCAGTATCCCAACAATACTGGCATTAGTCTCCCCATTTTTGTAGTGGACTCTCCGGACCAATCTCGTCTTCTTGACTACGAGAGTGGATTCAATGCAGTTACGCTTCGTCTTCAAAATTCGTCCAACAGGACCACTGGTATTAACGGGGACACCGCACCCACAGTTGCTGTTTCATGTAACGTACCTCTCGTGTTTTCATGCTACTACAGTTCAAGCAGCGGAAACCTGAATATTAGAATCAACGGCTCAAACTTGTTCACAGGGGCCTATACTCCCTATGCGTTTAAGCCAACGATGCTCATTCAGCTCTTTGGAAACGCACCTGGCTATATCCTGACAGAGTTCGTCAACTTCAACACCGACATCACAGGAGGAGCGTCCAACGTCGTCAATATGGAGGGCTACCTTGCAACAAAGTATGGGTTCTCGTCTAACCTGTCAAACGGTCACCCTTACAGGGGTGCAATAAGCGGTCCGGCGGGAAGCAGTGTCGTAACCAATGCATCGGTTTACTCGGATGCGTCCTATAATTTGGTCGTAGCCCCCGTGAACACGCTTCGTCTTGCGGGTCCCACAGAGTGGCGATACATTACCTCTAACGTTGTAGGCACCACGGTGGATCTCACAGCAGCATCCACCTATTATTCCACCACCTTTCGTCTGACGGCAGGTCCCTCCAACACCATCACCTTCCCAGCCCTGTCTTCGGCAACATCGGGTGCCTGGTGGTCATTCTCCAACGCATTCACATCCGCACAGACGCTGACGTTTACGGGAACAACCACTGGTCTGACCAGTCCCTACATACTGGCATCCAACGTCTCCATCACTGTGTATTCGGCTGGATCAAGTTATTACCTTGTCTCTGGTCCTCCTGGAGGTGTCAGTATCGCAGGTGCCACAGGATATGGCAGTATGCTCACAGTCAACACAGGTGGCACGGGCATTCTAGGCAACTCGAACATGACCTTCAACGGATCGACGCTGAGTCTGAATGCGAACATGAACATGAACATGAATCCCATCAGCAACGTAACATCCGAAGTCTTTTCTGGATTTGGACCGTGGTTGCCGAACATCATCTCTAACATGGTGTTTTGGTTTGACGCACAGCTGGTTGCATCAACAACCTTGTCTGGATCCAACGTGACTGCGTGGGCTGACCGCTCGGGAGCCGGTCTGTTTTCATCGTTTACCACGCAGCTGAACTCCAACAGGCCAGTAATGATCTCCAATTTCAACGGAAGCTACCGTGCTCTTAACTTTGTTCCGGGCAGTCCGCGTCCATCGTTTGTTACGACGACACCGGCGGCGTCTAACTTTGATGGTCCAGGCGGAGTGACGGTGGCTTACGTGATCAGGCCCTCTGGAGGTAACAACTCGCCTGTTATCTTCAACACGAACAACGATAATAGTATCCAGAACTTCTTCAACGGTAGCACGGGTGCTGGCATGTTTCTTGGGTATAACGGAGTCAGCGGATACGCACCGTTCGGTGGCGGAGGAATTCCGATAACGCACTTCATCGTCATCCAAAGCTACGATAAAACTACGTCCAACTATGTGACTCGCGTGACAGATTCCTACTACGGCGGTCGCTACACAAGTAACGGTGGGCGAGCACAGACAACCTACACTGCTGGAACGTTCACTTTCAACATGACCACCGAGAATGCCAATCAAAACTGGTCAACTCCCGAGATCATGTGCTTCAACAGGGGCTTATCCCTGTCGAACATGCAGGAGATTGAGGGCTACCTTGGGTTCAAGTATAATATTCCGCTCCCGTCGGGACACCCGTATTCTAACGCTGCACCGGCTGGTTCGTCTGTCGTCCAGGTTGCAAGTGTGGGAACAGATACCCTGTCTAACTTGACAGTTGCACCAACCGCAAGTGGACTCAACATTCGTCTGCAGGGACCGACGGAGTGGAGATACATCACATCCAACGTCTCTGCCACAAGCTTGACGTTGTCCTCCAACTACTACTCTACGATGTATCGTCTGACAAACACCGCATTCAGTGCACTGACCCTGCCCACACCACAGACGGCCTCGGGAAGCTGGTGGATGCTCAGCAATGCGACTACAAGCAACTTTACGGTTACCGTAACGAACTGGGTTGGCACAGCACCGACATCTTTCGCAGCCGGTTCTACGACAACCATCCACTTTGACGGGACATCCAACTACTTTTCAACCGTCGGTGGTCCCAGCGGTGCATTGGTTCCTATTTCAAGCTACACTGGACCGGCACAGACTGCGATCGCTAATGCCGTTCCTCAGTTGAACGCAACACCCGTTGTCATCTGGTCCAACGCCATTCCCACTGCAGCTAAGGGGCGTGCTGGAACGTTGTCCGTGTTTTTTAACTTGTATTCCACGGGTTCGTTTGTGTCCAACTTTGCATTTGACTACGGTCTTGCGATTGATGGAACTTCCTTGTCGTTTGGTGACGGAGGCACAGCCCGCTATGTTCAAAACACTACATCTACGTATGCACTCAGTTCCAACGGCTACATTCTCGGAACGAACGGTATTAGCGGACTTATGCCTCTCCAGGTTCCCCTGTATATTCCACCCAGCTCCACGAATCTCCAGATCACAATGGCGAACGCGTCGGGTGGATTGAGCCCGGTGACGTCGGTTGCACCAGGATATACAACTTACAGCTTGACAACTAGCGGAACCTCCAATACATCAAACTTTGTTCCACAGTCTGCGTTCAGTGCTTCAGGGAGTAACACATATACAGTCCCGACAACCTGCAGTGCTGGAGCGGTGACCGGTGTGTTCATCTACTGCTGGGGATCAACGGGAGCAAGCTACTACGGAAATAGCGGATCGGGTGGGTTTGCTAGCTGCTACTATGGAGTAGCGGGCGGTACGGTGTTGAGGTATGTGGTTGGACTTGCAGATTCTTCTGTAAATCCAGCTACAGGTGGATCGGGTCGTGGAAACGGAGCCGGTGGAGGAGCTTTCTCGGGGGTGTTTCTTAGCAATGCATCAGGGCTAACACAGTCAAATGCACTGATCATCGCTGGAGGTGGAGGTGAAGCACAAGAGCCGTCTGACTCAGGCGGTGGTGGTGGTGCAGGTGCCTATGTTACAAATGCAACCGGCGTAGGATACTCTGGTTCAGCTGGATACAGGTATCCGGTTGGATACACGGCTACTATCACTGGCGGAACGTTAGCTGCCGGTGGAATTGGAGTAACTGGCCAAGGAGCCGCCCTTGTCGGTGGTGGCAACACCAGTGACGGGAGCGGTGGTGGTGGTGGTGGTTATTTCGGTGGCGGTGGTGGCTTTCGGGGACAAGGCGGCGGCGGTGGTGGAAGCAGTTATGCTTCAAATGTGGTGGCAAGTCCTACGTTTTTACCCGGTATTACGGCAACCAGTGTTACAATGACGTGTAATGCACCTGGCGGTGTCACGAGTCCCTATTATTATTCCAATGCAACATCCAACTTTGGATATGGCGGTTCTAATATCGCAGGGGGTAATAACGGATACGGTCTCGTTGTGATTGTTCCGGCCGTTGGGCAAGCACCGACCTACGTTGGCGTGACTGCAAAAATGCTCGCTACGTAGACTCCGCTTCCTTTCGCTACCTAAACACAATGGAGATCCTCGTATCCGGAAGCATTGCTCTCAATGGAATTCATCGCTGTCAGGTGACGGTTCCTGAAATCACAGTCGCTCACAAGGTATTCCTGAAGATGGTCTCGTCTGCGATGAAGGGAGTGGTGGTCATCTCGGAGATCACGGCTGGCGAGGGGTTCGGTCTTTCGTCCACCTCAGCAGATGATGTAGGGATGCTTGTGTATTTTGACGTGTATCTGCAGCAGGCGAGTGTGGTTGCGTCGGAATGATTTTTAACACGGACAAAGAACAAGATGAGTGCATTTCTGTCTCGCTACATACCAGGCGTTGGGCTCAAAACGTGTGCCCCGAACATCGCACCAGGACCCGCAGGTCCCCAGGGTCCTCCAGGATCCGTGGGACCCGTTGGAAGCACAGGAGTCACCGGCCCAACCGGTCCGGCGGGAAATACAACGAATACGGGGCCTACGGGTGCCCAAGGTGCTACAGGGGCAACCGGGCCTACGGGTGCCACAGGTGCAACAGGTGCTACGGGTCCGCAATCCACGGTCACGGGTCCTACGGGAGTCACAGGAATCACTGGACCGCCGGGCCCCGATGGAACTGCACTCAGCACCGGTCCGACAGGACCCACATCCACGGTCACGGGTCCTACAGGAGCAACGGGTCAGCCCGGTTCTGCAATCAGCACGGGTGCAACAGGTCCAACTGGACCTACAGGCCCGGCCGGCGTGACCGGTGCCACGGGAGCCACGGGTGCCACAGGTCCTACGGGATTGGTCGGTGCTACAGGCCCGCAGGGTGTCACGGGACCCACAGGTGCCACCGGAGCCACAGGTGTCACAGGTCCGACGGGATCTCAAGGACCCGTTGGTGCCATCGGAGCCATCGGACCGACAGGACCCACGGGACCCCTTGGATTTACTGGCTCAACTGGACCGACAGGCCCCACGGGAGCCACGGGTGTCACAGGTCCTACGGGTGCCACCGGAGCTACAGGTGCAACAGGATCCACGGGACCGACCGGATCAACAGGTGCGACAGGAACAACGGGACCCACGGGTAACACGGGTATGACAGGAGCCACAGGACCGACCGGACCCACGGGAAACACAGGACCCATGGGTGTTACGGGTGCCACAGGTGCTACAGGGCCTAATATCACAGGACCCACGGGCAACACGGGCCCCACGGGCAACACGGGTATGACAGGTGCTACAGGGCCTACTATCACAGGACCCACGGGTAACACGGGCCCCACGGGCAACGCCGGTGTCACGGGAGTCACAGGAGTCACGGGTCCCACGGGTGCCACGGGAGCCACAGGTCCCCTTGGACCGACTGGCGTTACAGGACCCATGGGAGAAACAGGATACACTGGAGCCACGGGTGTCCAAGGCGATACGGGCCCCATCGGAACTACTGGTCCTACGGGTCTTAGAGGCATGACGGGTGCCACGGGTCCGGCACCAGTGTATACGCTCTACACTGGCCCAGTGACCTTGGTTGGATTGAATACGTCAACACCCGTCACTGGAAGTAACTCCACCGGTCTCCCAATCACAACGGTTCTTCTCCTTCAAGGTGCAAATATCACAACAAACCCAGACAACGTCGCTGGGCTTACGTCTTTCTACTCGCAGTTCAGTGGCAGCTGGAGGATCTATATCACTGCCCTGGGAACCGGGGCTGGATCAACTGCTACGTATACAGTTAATTATTACGGTGTCACGTAAGTATAATGTACGTATCGTACTCGCCACAGCCCTCAACGGTGCCCGAGCAGCCTCTTCGGTTTCCATCATGGTCCGTAACGGGACCGACTGGTGAGACAGGACCCGCCAGCACAGTGGGGATACAAGGTCCCCGAGGTCCGACAGGAGTGACTGGACTGAGTGCTGTGTTTGGACCTACTGGAGTGACAGGTTCACTGGCCCCCACTGGGTCAGAAGGTCCACCGGGCTCTATGGGTGTTACTGGTCCAACAGGAGCCACAGGTCCCCGAGGTCTTCGCGGTCTGAGAGGGCCCGCGGGCTCTACTGGAGCAACGACAGCCTTTGGAGCCACAGGTCCTACGGGTAGGGCGGGTCCTACAGGCAGGACGGGACCTGCGGGTTCAACTGCAAACACGGGTGCTAGAGGGTCCGCAGGCGTCACTGGATTGACAGGACCCACGGGTGCCACGGGTGCCACAGGGTCCACTGGGCCCAGAGGATCGTCGGTTGCAACGGGACCCACTGGACCTACTGGAGGCAGCAACACGGGTCCCCAAGGTCCAGCCGGTCCCCAAGGATATGCCGGTACGCTTCAAGGAATTACAGGACTGACTGGGTATCAGGGCAACGCTGGAGCTACGGGGCCTACGGGCGGAATAGGCCGGACGGGACCGACGGGCAACACCGGACCGACTGGCAACACTGGAAACACCGGATCTACGGGACCTACAGGACTGACTGGAAACACCGGACAGACGGGCACTACCGGTCCTACCGGTAACACAGGCCCCACGGGACCCACGGGTCAAACGGGTCCGTCTTACACCGGGCCTACGGGCTCTACTGGAAGCACCGGACATACCGGACCGACTGGCAACACCGGACCGTCTTACACTGGGCCTACGGGCAACACTGGACGCACCGGGCCTACTGGACCCAATGGCAACACCGGACCGTCTTACACTGGTCCTACGGGGTGGACAGGAAATACCGGAGGCACTGGTCCTACTGGACCCAATGGCAACACCGGTCTGGCAGGCTCAACAGGTCCGACGGGAGCAAGTGTAACTGGACCAACGGGCAATATTGGACCAACAGGATCGCCAGGTCCAACAGGAGAACTCGGTCCAACGGGTCCAGGTATCACAGGACCCACTGGACGTACAGGGTTTACGGGTTTAAGAGTTCGGCCACTACTAGGAATCGGAAGTGCACCGGTGGTATATTCGCCCGTAGATGCATCTGGTGGTACATACACGGTGGCAAATGGTCGGAAATACCATATGATGACTACAACTGATCCTGACTTCTTTGTAACATCCAATCCGGCGAATCTCCTTTTTGAAATACTGTTAGTTGGAGGTGGCGGCTGCGGCGGCAATGGAGACGCCTCTGGAGGTGGTGGCGGCGGCGGTGGTGGACACGTGACTCTAGTCACTAATGTTGGATTATCCGTAGGATACTATTATGTTGAAGCGGGTAGGGGGGGTTTTCCGGCTAACGGAGGGGACTCTGTGTTTAACGGAGTCATCATTTCTCCAGGAGGAGGTCCAGGGGCCAGCGGCTTTGGCGATCCCGGATTTGACGGCGGCGATGGAGGCAGCGGTGGCGGTGGCGGAGGCAGCGTTGGCGGAGGCGGAGGGGGCGGTCAGGTTGTGTATGCTTTAGATTACGGGACTTACGGCGAGACCGTAACTCGTGATGAGGGAAATGTCGGCGGACCCGGCGACCAGGGCATTGGCGCCGGCGGCGGAGGCGGAGGAGGTGCGGGCGGACCAGGGTTATTGGGCGGACCCACTGGGGCCGGCACAGGTGGCAGTGGTTCTGCCTACAATGGAGTTGTCTACGGTGCTGGAGGAGGAGGAGGCAACGGCGGTTCTCTTAACGGTGGTGCTCCCGATGGGGGGAACTACGGCGGCAACTTTGTCGATGGCAATGCACCATTCGGACGAAATAACACAGGAGAAGGTGGTGGTGGAGGAGGAGACGGAGGAGGAGTGGGGGCTGGCGGTGGTTCGGGGGTTATCATTATTTCCTATCCATATGAGCCGCTCGCAACTGCGTCCCTGAATCTTGGAGTTACGGCTACAAGTATGTGGATTAACGGCACTCAGGTATTAACAGTTCCCAAGCTGCCTATTCAAAGTGCATTCGTCTCGGGCAGTGCTCCGTCGTCGTGGACATTGAATGCAACCTGTTATACATCTAATACAGTACCGTCGGGCACAGTGACGTTTTATTATGCATATAACTAGCAATGGACTATTACTTAACACTGGAGCACTGGAGTTCCCTCGTGAGAAACATGAAGGACGCTGAGCGGGAGAATGACATTCCGGCTCAGGAGACCAGTGATCTAACTAAACTCATCTTGCGGCACATCCGGTCTACCCGGTTCCGCCAGGGAGTGCTGTTCAAGGAACGGCGAGGTGAAGAATACGAGCAGTTTGTGGAGAGACTGAAGAGTGGATTTACTCCAGAGTTGGTGGATCGGGTGCTGGACAATGATGAGTTCTGGGAGGTCTGTTTTTCTCTTCGCTGAACCCAATGGAGGCCTTTGCAAGTGAGTGGACTGAATGGGCCGTGCACAAGGCTATGTTTTGGGAGACAGATCCCGTTCGGAAGGGTAAGCTTCTCAGGTCAATGCATCACTTTGTGAGTCATGCTGTGATTATGCTGGTCATTATATCCCACACACTGTATCCGGCATTTTGGCTACAGACGGTGGTGTTGTGCATGTGTATCCTGGTTTGGCTGCAGCACGTTACGTGCAATGGATGCGTGATCTCCAAAGTAGAGCAAAAACTCATTGGCGATTCAGAGAGTTTTGTGACACCCATTCTGGAAGCCTTTCACTTGAAACCGACTCAAGAGATCGCAGTTGCAGTTGTCATCTTGGGAAGCTCATTGGGCGTGTTCTTGCTGAGTCTTGAATGGGTTGCACGCGTTCATCACAAGCTGATCCCTCTTGCACTTTTGCTTTGGGCTCGCGTGAAACAAAACGGAATAGTCTACACACAAGAGTAAGAGGTATTCAACATGGGTGATACTATCGTTGGCGTTCAGTTCGGCATTGCAAACCCCGACCACCTGCTCAAGCGTTCCGTTGTGGAGGTTCTCACAGACAAGACCTATCAGAATAATCAGCCCATCGCCAACGGCGTCTTTGACGCTCGGTTCGGTGTCATTGAAAATGGCAAGATCTGCCCCACCTGCAAACAAACCAATCAGTTCTGTCCCGGCCACTTCGGTCACATCCGGCTGGCCCGGCCGGTGTACCTCTACCAGTTCTTCGACATGGTAGAGAAGCTGGCCAACGTCATCTGCCTGAACTGCTCCAAGGTCCTGGCCTCGGAGGAGAAGGTCAAGGCTCTGCGGTCAACTGGCCTGTCTCGCTTCAAGGAGGTCAGGGATCTGCGTCCGATGCCGAAGAAGGATGACCCCTTTGTGTGTCCTCACTGCGAGACACCCGCATTCAAGAAGGTGGCTCAGGTGGTGGGCAAAGCCGCAACGCTGGAGGGTCAGCCGATGGAGGGAGACCCGGTCAGCCTTCAGTCCGAGATGATCCTGCGGGCCTTCCAGCGTATCACGGATGCCGATTGCCGCATGATCGGTCTCAACCCGGAGTTCGCTCGCCCGGAGTGGATGCTCTGCACCGTCCTGGCTGTCCCGCCTCTGACGGTTCGCCCGTCGGTGGTCATGGATGACAATCAGCGTATGGAGGATGACCTGACTCACGTGCTCATCAACATTCTGCGTGCCAACGACAAGATCCGTGAGAAGATTGATAAGGAGGATTCTGCTGATATTCTGGACAAGTATACGGCCCTGCTGCAGTATCACGTGGCCACCTATGTGGACAATGACATCAAGGGCATGGATCCCTCGGCTCAGCGTTCTGGCCGTCCGCTGCGGACTCTGAAGTCCCGCTTCGGTGCAAAGACCGGCCGTGTCCGTGGTAATCTGATGGGTAAGCGTGTGGACTTCTCTGCCCGTTCGGTCATCACGCCGGATGCGAATATTGAGCTGGACGAGCTCGGTGTCCCGGAGGAGATTGCCACGAACCTGACCTTTCCGGAGATTGTCAGCCCCTACAACCGCGACCGTCTGCTGAGCTATGTCAAGAACGGACCCGACAAGCACCCGGGAGCCAAGTCCGTCCACCTGAAGGCCGATGATCGCACGGTGTCCCTGCGATATGTGAACCCGGAGACCATTGACATTCGTGAGGGCGATGTGGTGCACCGTCACCTGATCAATGGAGATATTGTGCTGTTCAATCGTCAGCCGTCCTTGCACAAGGCCTCCATGATGGCCCACAGGATTGTGGTGCTGCCGTATAGCACGTTCCGTCTGAACGTTTCGGCCACTCGTCCCTACAACGCCGACTTTGACGGTGACGAGATGAACATGCACGTGCCGCAGAGCATTGCCTCTGCGACCGAGCTCCGCTACATTGCCTCTGTGCTTCGTAACATCATCAGCCCCCGCACGAACAGCCCGATCATCCAGCTCTTCCAGGATACTATGACGGGTGCTTACCGTATCAGTCAGCCGGGCGTCACAGTCCCTGAGCCGATTGCCATGAACATCCTGGCTCGCCTGCGTCTGCCGTTTGTTCGCAAGAACAAGCCGTGGACGGGCGGAGAGCTGATCTCTGCTGCCTTCCCGATGATGAACTACAAGGGCAAGATCAACCTAAAGAACGGTCAGCTGGTGGAGGGCAACGTTCTACAGAAGAGCAGCGTGGGCGGTCTCCTCCACGTGATCTATGCAGACTTCGGCCCTGAGCGTGCAGGTCAGCTGATCAATGACATCCAGTCGGTGGTCACGCAATACAACCTGTATACGGGCTTCTCGGTGGGCACCTCAGATCTGATTGCCAACCAGCCTACGCGTGACTTCGTGGCCGATGAGCTGAAGAAGGGTCGTGATAAGGTGACGGAGATCCTGACGGCGGTGCACGCGGGTCAGTTCGTCAACACTATGGGTCTCTCGGACGGTGAGCAGCTGGAGGATGATATCTCGTCGGCCCTGAAGGAGGTTGCGGCATCCATCAACACCAAGGTGATTGGATCGCTGGAGAAGACCAACCGTATCGTGCAGATGGTAGACTCAGGATCCAAGGGAGGTGAGCAGAACATCACGCAGATGGTTGCCCTGCTGGGACAGCAGCTGATTGAGGGCAAGCGTGTCCAGTATACCCTGCAGGACCGCACTCTGCCGCACTTTGCTCGCTACGATGATGGCGTGGAGTCGCGTGGCTTTGTGCAGCACTCCTTCGTGGACGGACTGATGCCTGCAGAGTTCTTCTACCACGCCCAGGCAGGACGTGAGGGTCTGATTGATACTGCCGTCAAGACCTCAGATACTGGCTACATTCAGCGTCGTCTGATGAAGTCTATGGAGGATCAGCACGTGGAGCATGACGGCACCGTTCGCAACGTCACGGGCACGATCATTCAGTTCAACTATGGCGAGGATAGCATGGACACCGTTGCGGTAGAGTCGCAGACCTGTGAGCTGGCCCTGATGACACTGGAGAATATCTACCGCGAGTATTCTCTGACGCCCGGCGATGTGAACCCGTTCCTGACGGCCTCGGTGGATGAGACGCCGGACCTGGTGGACGAGCTGGTCGCAGATCGGGAGGTCTTTGTGAGGTCCGTGTTCCGCTACCGTAAGAATGATACGGTGCTGGCTCCGGTCAATCTCAAGCGTCTTCTGAGCAAGTATTCCAACGCCTACGCCACGAAGACGGACCTGACGCCGACTCATGTTGTGGGAGCCATCAAGCGTTTCGTGAAGGAGTTCCCCTACAGCAAGGTGTTCCATGCCCTGCTCCGCTACTACCTGGCTCCCAAGAAGGCCATCGTGGTGCACCGTCTGAGTGTGGCATTGTTTGATGAGCTGATGCGGGACATCCGCTTCCGTTACATCAAGAGTCAGGTCCACGCGGGTGAGATGGTGGGTGCTCTGGCGGCCCAGTCTATCGGTGAGCCCACGACGCAGCTGACCCTGAACACTTTCCACTCAGCAGGAACGGCAAAGGCCAACGCGACCTCCGGTGTCCCGCGTTTGGAGGAGATCCTATCGGCATCGGCGAACCCGAAGCGTCCGGGCAATACGGTCTACCTGAACCCGGAGATTGCTTACGATCAGGATGCCGTGATCTCCAAGATGAAGGAGATGCAGCGGACTACTCTGCGAGACATTACCAAGTCTGTGCGAATCTACTACGATCCGCCTAGCAACGGGACTGTCGTTGAGGAGGACGCTGAGGTTCTGGCACTCTACCAGGAGTTCACGGTGGCCGATGCAGCCAACTGTGCGTCGCCCTGGATCATGCGTCTGGAGCTGAACGATCTGGAGATGGCCTCCCGTAACATCCTGGATCTCACGGAGGTTCAGGCCAAGCTCCGGAACTCTCCCATGCGGATCCTGGAATGCATGCACTCCATTGGTGATGGCAACAACGTCAAGGCCGAGGCGGTCCTCTCCAATGCTGAGGCGTCCAAGCTGATTCTGCGTCTCACCTTTGACGGGGCCACCGTGAAGACACCGACTCAGCTGCGGTTCCTGGAGGACAAGATCCTGGATACAGTCCTGACGGGTGTGGACGGTGTGGGTGGTGTTCACTTGCGAAAGGTGAAGAACGAGTTGATCTACGATGAGAAGGTGGCTGGCTATGCACCGAAGGAGCAGTATGTTCTGGACGTGGATGGCACCAACCTGTATCAGCTGATGGTGTTTCCGGGTGCTGACGGAACCCGCACGTTCTCAAACGACATTCACGAGATCAATGATGTCTTCGGTATTGAGGCCGCTCGCCTGGCGATCTTTGAGGAGTGTTCCGAGGTCTTCGTGCAGGAGAAGGTGAACTATCACCACCTGTCGGTGCTGGTGGACAGCATGACGTTCAGTGGTCGGATTGTGGCGGTGAACCGGTTCGGCATGAACAAGAATGAGACGGGTGTTCTGGCTCGCTCCTCGTTTGAGGAGACTAGCAAGAATATGTTCAATGCCGCGATGGGTGCAGAGATTGACACCATGCGGGGTGTGTCGGCGAATATCATGTTCGGTCAGAAGCCTCCCTGCGGAACGGGCTTCGTGGACATCCTGGTAGACGAGTCTCGCCTGCCCGATGGACCCGACGAGCTGCCCGATGATACGACGCTGGCGGATGTGGATCAGAAGCTGTCTGCCGTGCCTCAGGGCGAGTGCCGCTTGGAAGACATCTTGATGGCATGGTGAGACCGGCGACGATTGTGGGGCAGGAAACTCCGTGTGCGACGACGCGTGCGGCCACCACTGGGTTCCTTCCGCTTGACACCTGTAAGACGCGGCTCCGGGGGAGTGGCGAATATTCCGAGAGCACTCTTGAAGCTCACGGGCTCCACTTTCGTGATCCGCGGACCTGTCAGAATACTTGCGGCTTCTGCCACTTCCTCCTCTGGAGTCATCACCTTCTCCATATCCTGTAGGAGATCCTTCGCAAACTGATCATCCGGATTCAACCCGTAGACCTCGGGCTTAAACGGAACTGAAAGTGGAATCCACTCTGCGTCTCCCACAGGGGGAACGAATCCAGAGTCCGGAGGAGGAATGACAGGAGCAAATTTTCCATGCAGTGCCTCTATGCGGTTGGGAGTGCCCTTCATGCGATGGTTGTTTTGACGGCTAATGATCTGAGCAGGAGCTGCAGCAAGACTGAGAAGGTAGAGTTCAGGTGACATGCGGTATGCGTGTCCTCCGATAAAGTCCAGGATGGCCTGGTATTTCTTCTTGAACATGTCGACGCGATCATTTTTCCACTGCTCAACTGACTTGGCCTCTTTAGAATACTTAACGTGAACCCAGTTCTGAAGGGTGTGTACGAAGGAAGACGGGTTCACCTGCTCTGCAAAGTTTTCTTCCGTCGTTCCATCCTGCACCCACGCTATACCCGGACGGGGGTTTCTTATGTCAGCATCTGTTCGTTCACTTGAGTAGATCTTCTCCAGAAGTGCACGATATTTTGCTTCATCAAGCATGGGAAGCTCGTTAGGCCCCATCACTGCCTGGTCATTTTTTGTCTTGAAATACACGTCTGAGTTCTTCGTCTGATTGCAGGTCTTGTGAGACCAAGCATACTCAAGCTCAAAAAGCTTGGAGGACGAGTTGACGCGATCATAGAGCTGGAGGAAGATTGCTGCTTGTGCAACCGGAAGAATGTGCTCGCACTCGGGAGAATGACCGTTTTTCCACGTTTCGGGTAGGGCCTCACTCAAGCTCCAGATCGGCATTCCGCAGATCCAGCACGGTGTCTCCCCTGGCTTGACTGCACCAACCGTCTGATTGCACTGGGCATCTACCTCGGCAATCTCAAATATGCCGCGAACTTTATCATTTGGAAACATGGCTTCCCACCTTGCCACACGCGAGGGTCCAAACATCAGGAGTGCAAGATCCGTTGCACCAATTGTGAACAGCTCAAAGATCGCATCCCGTGCAGTGGACTGTTCCTTCCGCTTCTTAAGAAAGTTAGCCCAGCTTTTGTGGTAGAGTGCATTCTTCTCGACATACACCGCCTGTTGAGCTGGCTTGAGCACCACGTCATCATACTCAAACTTTGCGGGAAGATTGACAAGTCTCACAAGCATATCTGCTGCAACTTGAGCCTTGTCTGCCTCCGCTGCTGCTTCCACTGCACGGAGAGCCGCCTGTGATTTCTGAATGCGAGGGGACTTTCTTGGTTCAGGTGCTGCCATTACTTACCCCTACGAAACAATCTAGAAAAGCTTAAGACGCCGACGTCCGCCCATCATGGTCGGTGTCGGGGTATTCAGGACGAGTGCATAGAAGGGATAGTAGAACATCGCAAAGAAGAAGTCCACAATCGCCCAGCCCAGAGAGCCGTACTTGGCATAGGACAGGCTAGCAGCTCCAAGGTGCCAGATAAAGATCCAGATCGCACCAAAGATCATTCCGATAATAGCAATCGGTCCTGCAGAGGACACCGTTGTCGTCGTGCCCTTGTTGCTGGTGTTGGCATCAGCAGGCGGAGGTCCTGGGGGTGAGGAAGGCATCTTTAGTAAATAATAGGGAAACAAAGTAATGGTGAACCTAACAGTTCCTGAGCTTGCAGAAATCCAAACACCGTCTCTTCCTGGGGCAAGTTTGGAGGCCCTGTATGCTCTCCGAACGCAGCTCTGTAACTCCGCAGGGAAGGAGTATACTCTGCAACCTCAGCAGAGGCTTCTTCGTCGTATCCTGTCACCGGATTCTCCAACCCGCAACCTGCTGATGGTCCACGGAACCGGTGTGGGCAAAACGTGCACAGCCATTCAGATTGCGGAAGAATACATCTTGCGTCCTGAGTTTCAGGATAAGAAGGTGCTGGTGGTGGCCTCGCAGGCAGTCCAGGAGAACTTCAAGACTCAGATCTTTGACATGACCCGCGTGGGCATCAACGCCAACAGCACACTGACCTCTAAGCAGTGCACCGGTCGTCGCTACCTGGAGATGCTCCTGCGGATTGAATCAGAGCCGAAGAACTGGAATGATGAGGCCGTCCGAGGCCGCCTGAAGAAGACCGCGGATAAGATCATTGACGAGTTCTACGAGTTTCAGGCCTACAACACCTTCGGAACTCGTCTCAATGAAAAGCTGACGGGAACGGAGGCAGATATTGATGAGGCGTGGGTCCATGCAAACTTTGACAACCGTCTGATCATCATTGACGAGGCCCACAACATCACGACGGAAGAGACCGCTGTTGCCAACGGCTTGGAGCGGCTGGTCAAGGTGGCCGATGGTCTGGTTCTGGTGTTGCTGACCGCCACACCGATGTATGACACCTTTGAGGAGATCATCTTCTTCATGAACCTATTCCTTTGGAATGAGAGGAAGCAGCCCTTCACCACTCGGTTGACGACCTCTGCTTTCTTCACCCCTGATGCCGAACTGAAACCGGGTGAATCGGAGACGGTGTTCCGGGACTGGTGCCAGACCTATGTCTCGTATGCCAAGGGAGAGAGCCCCTTCACATTCCCCTTTCGGCTGCCTCCGCCGGACATTGCTCCCAACACCATGGTTCGGAGCTTCAGCAATAAGGAGATTGGAGCCAAGGATCGGGTCAAGTATCTGAGCTTGGTTGCATCGGTTCCCCAGGGAGAGCAAAAAACAGTGCTCACAACCGGCGTGCGGGATGCCAACGATGCTAAACGCCAAGCCATGATGGCCCCGACCTTGTCTGTGTTCCCAGGAAACAAGACCTTTATTCAGACCTTCTCGGTGACCGGCGATCAGCTGAAGTATAAGGGTGAGCCGTTTCTGACTCCCGCTGCCCTGCCGAACTATTCCTCCAAGTTTGCCAGTGCAATCCACTCCATTGAGGCGTCGTCGGGAGTGTGTCTGGTGTATTCCAACTATGTTGAGCGGGGAGCCAAACTCTTTGCCATGGCCTTGGAGGAGCACGGGTTCAAGCCCTATCGCGGAACCACTATCCTCAAGAAGACGTCCTACACTGGACCGTCCAAGGGGAACTACATTCTGATCTCATCGGAGGCAAATGATGCAGAGATCTCTAGAATGCTGGAGGCGGTGAAGCGTCGCAGCAACGTGGCCGGCAAGGACATCAAGGTCGTCGTGACCAGCCCTCTTGCAGCAGAAGGTATTGATTTCCGCTTCATTCGTCAGGTTCACATCCTGGACCCCTGGTGGAACATGAGCCGTATTGAGCAGGTAGTGGGTCGTGCTCTCCGCACCTGCAGTCACCAGGATCTCCCTACAAATGAACAGAACTGCACCGTCTATCTCCACGTAGTTCGCCCGGAACCTGATCGTGAGGCATTTGACGAGTATACCTACCGGACCCGTGTGGAACCCAAGGGAATGCGAATCGCCAAGGTTCGCAAGGTCCTGGCCGAGTCGGCAATGGATTGTCCAATCCAGCTGGCCCTTCCTGCAGATTGGCGTGAGTTGGAAGTGCCTCAGATTCGCGACGAAGGTCACGAGGATGTCGTCTATCGCTTGAAGGGTATGATGGCACCGGCATTTGACGAATCGCCTGACGTGGAGCAGTGCAAGGTCACGCCGTCTGTGAAGGATCCCGACCATACTCGTCCTCTGTCCACGTATCTGGACTCACGTGACGAGATCCTGACCAAACTGGGAAAGCTTTTCATTGATAAGTCTATTTGGGATCGCGAGCAGCTGTTTTCAGCCTTGCGTCCCTTCAGTCGGGATGTGGTGGTCTACACCCTGCAACAGGCCATCGCAACCTCCTTCCGCTTCAGCGATTCATTTGGACGGGCAAGTGTATTGGAGTCTAAGGGTGATTTGTATGCATTGGCTCCCCTGGATATGCCGAACAGCACAGTGGTGGAGAGAACAACCCGCCCAGCTGCCTCGCGGGACATTCAGCTGCCCGAGCCTCAAGTTGAAGCCCCCGCCCCGCCCCCGGAGGTGGCCCCTGATGCACTGGACCTGCGTCGGACAGAGTTTCCCTGGCCCAAAGATGGTGCGACTCGCTTCACAGATGCGACTCGGGATGGATATGTCTTTGACCATCAGTTTTCTGCTGCTGAAAAGAAGGCGTATCTTGCCACGAATCCCACACTTCCCTTCGTTGAGCGTATTCGTATCGCGGGGTCCACTGAGTTTGCATCGGGTGACCCCACAGACCTGGTGGGAGAAGAGCTGACCCGCTACACAGAATGGGTGTCTCAGCTGATCAAGCGATTTATTGGCGACCGCACTAAGATGTTTGCCTCAGTGTCAGAGGGAGGTGAACTGACGTTGTCTCCGGCGACCTTTGCCGACGGGGTGCCCACACGTATCAACGCAGAGAAGTCCTTTGCACCCACCGTATGCGGACATGGCAAGAATTCGGTCGCAAACATGAAGCTGATCGCCAAATACATTGATGCGAAGGGTGTGGGCCTTCCGGCTGGACTCCAAGGAGGACAGCTCTGCACCTACGCTGAGCTCCTGGCTCGCGAAGAGCATAACATCGTCTGGTATACACCCGAGGAGCTGAAGACCCTCTTGTCCGATACACCTCCACTCAAAGCCAAATCTACGATTCTGAAGGCGTTTAAGAGCATGTAGAACTAAAACGAAAACAATCCACTCAACACACAAGAAGGCACACAATGGACCCTCTCTACGAACGTCGTGAACTCACTCGGAACGTCCATGTGGATGCCCGCTTCCTCCAGCGTAACATTCTTGCAAGTTTGGTTGCCCAGCTTCGTCACAAGTATGAAGGAATCTGCCTTCCGGAGGGCTATGTGCAGCCCCGCAGCATCACGGTGGTTGAGCACTCCTTTGGACGCACCAACATCCTGAAGGGTGGTCTGGACTACTCCGTCCGCTTCCAGGCCGACCTGTGCCTGCCCCACGCCGGCCAGGTGTTCAAGGCACCCGTGGTCCTGAAGAGCAAGATTGGTCTGCACGCCGAGGTGAGTCCGATCAAGATCCTCCTGCCTCGCGACCTTCACATTGGCAACACGGACTTTGACGGTGCCGATGTTGGCCAGGATATTGAGTTTGATGTGGTCGGCACTCGGTTCCAACAGGGCGATGAGTCCATTGTGGTTCTGGGCAAGCTCCGGTCAGTCATCCGTCCCGCCGATCAGACGACGGCGGAAGAACCCGAGTCCATTGACGTCATCGCGGCACCCGTGGGCGACGGAGATAAGGAGAAGCGTGTGGTGACGACCTCTGCTGTGAATGCTAAGCCTACTGGAGAGCCGCGTAGGAAGAAGCTGGTGAGAACTGTTGCTCCAACACAAGATGAACCGAAGCCGCAAGGAACAGTTGAAGGAGCGACTGGATCGGCTTGATGCAAATGAACACGCACAGATCTTCAATATTATCCGCAAATATACCGAGAGTTTTACCAAGACCCAGTCCGGCGTGCTGGTCTCATCCGACGCACTTCCCGATGCCTGCTTAGAGGAGATGGACAAGATGATCACTTTTTACTTGGATCAGCACAAGCAGATGGAAGCCGATGAAGCAGAACGTAAGACCTATGAGAGACGGCAGTAACTGTTAAAATGGATGCTTTTGATCCAAGCATATACATAAGGAACCATGGATACCCTTCTTCCCTCAACGGCACTTGCCAGTCTCAAGGAGTTCGCTACGCTTGTCAAGAAGGACCCGCATGCCGAACTGGAATGCAAGCTTCTCTCCAATCAAATTCACACCAAGGATGTCGCGGACCGCATCTCCAATTCAATTCAACTCTACTCTCGCGGTGCACCGGTTCATGAGCACCGGGCCACCTTCTCCTACTCCGATGGGCTTCGTGTTGTGGTCGTTGGAGCTGAGAACATCCTCAAGGTCTGCACAACTGGAAGCTTCAGGGGCGTCCCCATCAATGTGGAGCAGAAGCGTCGCTACTTTGATGTGGTGACGGCTCTTCAGGGCAAGTCTCACGTGGTGGATGTTCCGGATGCCGGTGTTCGCCTCACCCTCTGTCACGAGCAGCACCTTCGCAAGGACTTCTCCGGAGCCCCAATGGATTCGGCCAGTCACGTGCGGGTCATTCACCGGAAGTCCTGGACTAGCCTGGACGGGATTGTTCGCTACGACTTCTCGCAGACCAAGTCCAAGACCAAGGCCACGAAGACTCTTGCAGATATTCTGAAGCAGAACCCGACCTATGAGCTGGAGCTGGAGGTAGTGGATCGGACCAAGTCGGCAGAGGACATTGCCGCCTCAGTGGTTCGCCACATCCAGCCGGTTCTTGCGGCTTTCCAGGGATCGCAGTTTGTGCTGTCGGCATCCGATCTGCAGCGGTATCAGATGGAGTTTGAGATGACCCGGACACCCTTCCTGAACCCGGTGACCCTGGAGCGGCGTCACCTGCTGGCGGACCGCCCGAACAACATCCTGAGCGGCTACACGGTCACGAACAAGGCCGACGGCGAGCGGTGCTTCTTGGTGGTGATGCGGGACCGCCGCGTGCTTCGGTTCACGCCGAGTTCGGTGGTGACCTGGACGGGTCTGACGGCAACCAAGGACATTCACATTGGAAGCATCCTGGACGGCGAATACCTGAAGGACCGCAATCAGTTCTGTATCTTTGATGTATACTGGTATCGTGGACGGGACGTGCGTCGTCTGCCCCTGTATGTCTCGGAGACGGACATGAACAAGTCCCGTCTGGGCTGTGCACGGTCCTTCGTCGGGGATATTCCGGTGGACTTTACGACCCAGCTGGGTGGCAATCCTCTGCGAGTGACGACCAAGCTGTTCCTTGCAGGTGATGGAACGGCGATGCAGGAGGCCATCCGCAAGATCTTGAGCACAGAGTTTGAGTATCCTACGGACGGACTGGTGTTCACGCCTCGGGCCTCGCCTGTTGGACCGGTGACGGAGCGTCGGGGCAAGACGTGGCTGACGGTCTACAAATGGAAGCCGGCCTCGCATAACAGCATTGACTTCCTCGTCAAGCTGAAGAATGGAGAGAGCTTTGACACGACTCTTGGAAAGCGGGTGGTCAAGGGCACTCTGTATATCTCGCGGACGCCGGGTGACATCGTGTATCCCTGCGAGACCATGACGGGAGAGTATGCGGTGCCGGACATCTCCCCGGAGGAGCGGGTGCAGTCTGAGACCCGTGACCGCGTGCCGTCTCCATTCCAGCCGTCTGTGCCGCGGGCTCCTGACGCTCACGTGATCAGTGTCCCGCTGGATACTCGCGGTACTCCAGTGGACGCAGAGGGCGAGCGTGTGGAGGACAATACCATCATTGAGTGCTCCTACGACACCGACAAGGGCCGCTGGATCATCATGCGGACCCGCTACGACAAGACGCACCAGTATCGGGTGCTGGGTCGCCCGCAGTTCGGTAACGACATCGCGGTGGCCGATGCGATCTGGACGAACATCCACGTGCCGATCACAGAGGAGATGATCAAGACCCTGGTGGACACGCCGCCGGATGCAACCTTTGAGGATGATCTGTATTACCGTGATAATCTGGATGCACGTGATCGGATCCTGCGGGATGTCTACGGCTTCCACAATCGGATCAAGGATGATCTCTATCGGTCGTCTATCAAGGCAGGAGATTCCTTGCTGGAGCTGGCTGTGGGTCGTGCAGGGGATCTGCTGAAGTGGAAGCGGACTAAGCCGTCGCTGGTGGTGGGCGTGGATTCCTCCATGTCCTGCATTACCTCGCCACGTCAGGGAGCGTGTGTCCGCTACCTGAAGGAGAAGGCTGCTAATCCGACTGAGTATATTCCTCCGGTCCTGTTCATCTGCGGAGACATGACCAAGCCGCTGTTTGAGGGTGACAACAAGTATGCCAACATTGTCACGGGTGCTGTGCCGGCTACGACGGCCTATCTGGAGACCTTTGCAGGACACACGGAGTTTGATGTGATCTCGTGTCAGATGGCGATCCACTATGCGTGCTCATCAGACGAGGCCTTCGAGACCTTTGCCAGCAACCTGGAGACTCACGGCAAGGGGCTGTTCTTCGGCACCTGCTTGGACGGTGCGGCAGTCTATGCTCTCCTGATGGGCAAGAAGAGCCACATGTTCCGCTCGGGCACGCAGGTGTTTGGAGAGTTCGTCAAGGACTATGACGATGGACAGGGGTGGACGGAGACCTTCGGACAGGCTATCTCGGTTCACCTGGAGAGCTTTGAGCAGCCGCAGACAGAGTACTTGGTGCCCTTTGAGAAGATGACCGAGGCTCTGAAGGGACATGGATACGAGCTGGTAGGCAGCACGATGTTTGCTGATCACTATGCAGATCAGAACCTGGTCTTGCTGTCCCAGGAGCACCAGGCATTCAGCTTCCTTCACCGCAGCTTTGTGTTTGAGCGGGTGGCCGACCGGAAGGTCAAGGAGACCGAGAAGCAGGAGGCGGTGATCCCGGTTGTGGAGCCGGAGCTGGTCAAGGACGAGAGGTCGGAGCAGGCGACACCGGCTGAGGCTGCAGCTCCTGCCCCCAAGAAGAAAAAGACGCTGAAGGTCGTGGCCAAGACGGGAGAGGAGCCCGTGTTGTTCTTCGGTGCCGACGAGGGCAAGGGTGAGTGGCGGGTGCTGTCCAACATGTATGAGGCACCCTTCCAGGTAGACTCGGTGACCTTCCCCACGGTTGAGCACTACTTCCAGTGGTCCAAGGCCACGCAGTTCGGCGACGGAGCGATTGCCGACAAGATTCTGAAGACGCCGTCAGCCAAGTCCGTGAAGGCCCTGGGCAAGAAGGTGAAGGATTTCGTGAAGGAAGAGTGGGAGAAGACCAAGGATGGAGTTATGCGGAAGGCGGTGAAGGCTAAGTTTATCCAGCACCCGGACCTGAAGGCCAAGCTGCTGGAGACGGGAACTCGCCGGATTGGCGAGGCATCGGCAAGGGATAAATATTGGGGCATCGGGACCTCAGCAGATACCGCTAAGGCTAACGACCCGACTAAGTGGCCCGGTAAGAATGTGATGGGAACAATCCTGACAGAGCTCAGGACGGAGCTTGGCGATAAAACTCCTCATACGTCATCGTAGGTGCCGCGGGGGCAGCATTGGGTGCCTGAGGCAGGTAGCGATCGTGCAGACGCTGACCGATCACCGCTGTGGCCTGCTCAGCCGTTATTTCACCTTTTTCAATCTTCCGCTTGAGGTTCAGCATATCAAAAAAGGTTCCATCCAGGCGGTCTTCTGCGTGCATCTGGAACAGCGAAGGGTAGTTGTAGTAGAGCTTCTCGTTCTCCGCCTGAAGCTTCTCCTCATACTGCTGCTTGTTGGCCTTGAGACGAGCCCACTTCTGCTTGGAGGCATCCATGTTGCGAACGAGAGCCTGAACCTGCGTCGCCGTCAGATCCTGGTCATTGATGCCGCGAAGACCTGCATCTACCTCAGACGGTGTCAACTCACGAGTGGTCATTTGCGTTTACTAAGATCAATGGCTTTAACTGGGTCATGAGTGACGCACACTCGTCATGGGTCGTCATTCCTGTGAGAATGATCTGCCCTGTGCGGAAGACCTTGGCAATCCACTTCGTCTTTGGAAAGTAGACTTTCACAGCTGGATATACAGCCGGCTCATACACCGTGGTCACACCCTTGTCTCGGAGAGACGCATACAGTGCATCACGCGAGAGGTTTGTGGTTCCAACCAGTTTCGTCTTGTAGTTCATCAGCACCACTCTGCGAACCTCGGTCCATTCACCGGTGCATGCAGCAGGACAGTGGGTCACGATATGCTCCTTCAGCAGTGCCGTGACATTCCGATCATACTTTTCATCCAGAACGCCCGTGATGTGAAACACGCCGTTCTGGAAGATTTTCACGGTAATCTCCTTGCGAAGGAGGCTCCCGTCACCTGCAGACATGACAACCAGGGTGATGGAGTTATGCCCGAAGCCAGTCGTCCGCTTGGGAGCGGCTGCCTTGGTTCGTCGCTTGATTAAGTCACGCTTGGAGGATCCTCGCTTGATCACTCCCTGCTTTTCCACCTTGATGATGTTGTCGGTCAAAGGAAGCTCGTGGGCCAGGACATTCGTATCAAGCTTGACGCCCATCGTGTAGAGAACAACCATTGTGGTCAGAGTTGGGTGGTCCATCGTTAGGACCCTTCGTGTAAACCCAATCGGTTTCGTTTTTCCAGGCATGTGAGAAGGAATGCGGAAAGCGGGTGACCACAATGCAGTGGAAGGTGCGAAGAGCCTTGCGTAGGATCACCTCTTCATACGGAGTCAGCATCCATCCTTCCAAGTATCCAAACCAAATCGTTCCCGACGTTTGGTGTTCGGTGATGGACTTGATGGTGTCAACAAAGGAATCCTCCAAGGAAAGCCGGGACATGTCATAGCACTCGGCTGGCTTTGGAATGCGATAGGTATAGATTGTCAACATTACTAGATTTCTAGTTAGATCTTTAAGCAGCTCACGCGTTCCGATCCGCCGTGTGCGGCCACTGGATGGCACTCTTGAGGGCAGCCGACTGTGTGGCAGTCAGGCGACACGGGCATCCGCCAGCCAGCTCTGATCTCTTGCAGGTCGGGCAGCAGTTGCTGACATAGCCATTTCCATACATCTGGCGAGCCGCCTGGATCTTGGACATCTCGGCATCCGCCCTCAACTTATCATTGATCTCCGGAAGAGCCGTGGACGACAGGCACGGCATCGTGTTCGTGATCTGGGAGGTCTTGGCGTTCACGCGGAGTTCGCCCTGGGCAACCGCCTGGCCAGCCGTATACTGATTGTAGTCCGACGTATCCTGCACCGTGTGACCGCCGCCGTGAAGGAAGGTGGAGGCTGACGCTGTAGACGGGGCGTTCAGAACTAGGGCACACGCCGTGTTTGCCACGCGTGTCTCCAGGTTGCCCGATGCCGCCAGACGCTTGACAATCTCCGTTTGGTGACCCGCATCACGGTGAGGGCGAGTATCCGTGATGGTCACCATCCGCTGCTTGTAACGACCCAGGTATTCACTGTAAGAGGACATTGCTTATCTACTAGGTGAAAAAGATTTATGGTGTTGTGTCGGCTTCGGTTCTCAGACGCCCGGGTGTGTGAAGAAGTGACGCCTGCAGCACTCACGTGTGAGACCCAGCTCGTTCATTGCACGCCCCTCTGCTGTGATCGTAGTGGTCTTGGTCAGGTAGACAAGATCGTCCTTTTCGGGACGGCCATCCTGCTTACGGTATGTCTTGATGAGCTCGTTGAAAGTCTCCCACTTGCCGGCGATAGGAAGATTGCAGGTAAAGCATCGGATTGGGATAGGGAAATCCATGATGGGTTCTCTTGTCTTCTGTCCTGGACTTCCGTTTTTCTTGTCTACCCGAAGAACAATGAAGAAGTCCTACCTCCTGGTTGCTGTTGTGTTGGCCGTCATTGTGGCCTTTGCATTTCTCATGGTGCGTCCGGACCGTCTCCAGCAGAAGATCGCTTCGGATGTGCAAAAAGTGAATGCCCGCTTCACGCCGGCGGACTCTATTGATCTGTCTATGGCCATGAAGCTGACGACCCACGAGGCACCCCAGATGCTGAACCCTCCCGCCCCGGTGCGTCCCCTGCTGCTGTTCCCTCCATCCGACGAGGACCTAGCTAAACTTTCCGGCGTGTAGAAAAATGAGCACCTTCAAGGCGTGGCTTCTAATTATCATTGTCACGATCGCGTTGCTCCACACGATCGGGGGCGGATTTGCGGACATGATGGGGCTCTCCTTCTTTAGTCCTCAGCACGGCTGGAATGAGGGACTGATCTACATGTTATTGGCCTTGGTAGTCGCTGTTGCTGTCAAGTAATTACGAACGAGCCGTGAAGGAATTAAGAGCAGCAGAGAGGAGCCGGTTGCGGTTCTTCGTCTCCTCCAGATCACGCTGAAGGCCTGCGTTGATCGCGTTTACCCTAGCAAGCTCACGCTTCGTATATTCCAGTTCACCTTGCATCCGATCAGTGTCTACGCTAGACGTGTTGATGCCATAAAGCATCGTCTGTAACCCACCCAGAACTCGGTCGAGCTGCTTGGTCTTCTCCGAAATGTCGCGCTGAATAGAACGCCCCTCCTTGATCTGATCGGCGAGTGCTTCGCATTGCGAACCCGTGAGAACCATTCTATATGAAGTACACATTATCAGTGAAGTTCATATCCATTTTACCACATGATCTCCATCTCCTGCGTGCTCCAGAACTCCGACGTATTGTTCGGAAGCTGGCGGCGAATGATGTAGGGCAGCTTCCTGTCTGCAATCTCCTGCTTGGCAACGGTCCACACAAACATGGGGTCCGATGTCTTGAGACCCTTGAGGTCAATCAGTGGCTTAGCACCTTCCGCAAGCTGCTGAGCTCGCACAGCAACTAACGTAGTGTATTCATACTTGGTGAAGAAGGGCTGAGTAATCCGAGGCTGCTTGACCATCTCGGCAACCTCGGCACGGAACACAGGCTTGACTTCAGGGTGGAGATCCATGCTTACCTCTTAGCTGGCAGTTCTTTTGTCCGTTTTAACTAAATGCCCCTTCTGCCCACGTATCCCTCGGACATTACACGATTCACGCGTATTACTTCGACTTACACTCCGGATCCGGAGAAGAAGTCTAGGACGTTCGTAGCACCCCTGAAGAAGGACATTGGCCCCATTGCCAAGGCAGAGTTCTTTGGACGGGGATCTGTGCTTGCAGTCCCCACCTGGAAGTCGCCCGCATTTAAGGGTGGACGTATTTTCCTTATCTAATCACAAATGCCTACTCTCTCGGCATCCGACTACACGGCGTTCATCAAGACGCAGGCACAGTCCCTTGCCTACCAGAATGGCAGGATTCCCAACACGATCCAGACATCCGCCCAGCCTTACCCGACCCAGTCGGTGCTGAACGCTCAGCTGCTCGGAAGCCAGGCGGCGGCTCTGATCACCCCGCAGAATGCCTCTGTCGTTGCCGTCAAGGGACAGCTCCAGCGTGTCCGTCCCTACGAGGGATATGGCCGCGTGAACAACCCAAAAAATCTGTCCACGGTTTCCTCAAGCACTACGCTGAGTTCGGGCAAGTTTCAGCAGCTGGGTGGTCTGCCACTGACTGCCGCCAAGTGGGACGGTGTCTACGCCCCTGTTGCTCACCTGGCCCGTGTGGACACCAAGGCGACGGGTGCGTATGCGAGTTCCATCCCGCTCAATGGATCTACGCCGCTCCCCACGCTGCAGGGTGGCCAGGCGTCGTAAGGTCCTCATGGGCCTCTGGCAGCCTGCTTCCACGTAGAATCACACGCCGCACACTGATACATCCAAATCACATTTTTGGCATTCAGCTTAATGCCAACAATGTTAGACTCCTTGCCGCGGGTTGGGCACACTACGTTGGGGCACTTCATGTTGCTGAAGCGAGGCAGCGTTGGGTCATGCTTGAGGTAAGGATTGATGGAATACTGAATGGAGGTGTCCTGCAGGAGATCGTGCTCGTAGACGATCGGAGTGTCCTTGGTGATCTCCTCCTCATAATCACACTGCCGACAGGTAAGGAACGCCTTGCTGTCACGCTCCTCAATGTTATACATCATGTTGTCACACTTGGTACAGAACTTCATTGTGCCCGTTGGTCACCTTGTCTATATCGCATCCGTTTTTTCTGCTGCTGCCCCGCGTTCAAAATGGACGGCAGCCTGCAAAGTAATCGGCCTTAGTAGTATCCAGAATGCTCAAGTCCGAACTCTATGACTTTCTCAACGGCACCAACAAGGAGAGCGACAATGGTAAGAAGAAGGCTGGTCG